ACGGTTTATTCCATTTTGATTCCCATTTTGAAAGAGAGACGAGAGAATGTTCTAGCTGTAATTGTTGATCTTTTGCATAAACGAATTCGAGCTTTCCTTCGTCCCATAATTCGCCACCGGGTACGGTTATTCGAAGCATTCTCACTCCTCCATTCGTTCTATTCTGCTACTGGAGTTGGAACGGCACTAGCTAAATCTTTAGGTATTACATTATTAATGAATTTAGCCGCTGCATCCGCATCGAAAGCGAGCTTCATGAATACAATTGAATATGCTTCAGTATGTTTGAATTTATCTGAAAGTGGTCTTCCATTTTCGTCTTCCTTCATGAAGTACTTACCGTCTGGGGACTTCTCGCCATAACACTTCAGTACGAATTCTTTGAATGTATTAATGATAGTAGGTGCGTCTTTAGCTGCAACTATTCTAGTAAGCATTTCAGCCAAGCCACCATCGATACTTAATTCCATTTCTGTAACTTCTGCTTTAGTAAGATTAAAGTAGAAATCTTCTGTTACTTCAACGCCATTGTAATTTGTGTAAGTAATAGTTTCTTTTACCATTTGTGTTCTCCTTTCAATTAAAAAGAAATAAGACCCCGCCGTTAATTAGCAGGGTCTTTAAGATTTATAGAGTTATAGTTTTAGCCTGCTGCTACTTCTCCCATAAGAGTCATGATTTCATCAGGCATAGGAAGTCTTGGTTCTTCATCTTCACTTCCATACAGAATTTCTTCCAGAGACTTGAGCTTAGCTGGATCGGCATCTGTAGAATCGATAGTCAGCTTTGATGATGGCTCGAAGCCAGCGATTTCGATAGGTGTAGTTGTGAATTCCCATGACATAGTTGCTGCTTCTGGTGAATCATTGATAGTGTTGTTAGCTTTCTCAGATGGTGATACTCTAACGTTATAAACGATGTTCAGTTTATAACCATATTTGATACCTTCTGTGTCATTACCGATCAGTGACTTATATACCATACCGAATGGCTTACGAGTCTGCTGACCAGCCTTAACTCCCCTTGCGATGGCTCTTTCACCATTACACTCAGCGAATCCATCAGGATATGTATACGCTTCGATTGTTCCACCGAGTTCTTCAGCAGAAACAAGTTCAGCATACTTCTTATCATTCGCATAGATAGGTGTTACTTCTGCACCTGAAGGACTTTCTGTTACAGCAGTAAGACCATTCCATGCTTCACCAGCTCCATATGTAGAGCCAGTCATAGGATAAATAGCGCCCTGTTCAACACCAGTTTCATATACACGTTCACCGAGCTGATCCCATACTAATTTAGGCATAGTTTATTTCCTCCTTGTTGTTTTTACCAATATAACGTGAATACCCAATGGTTAAGACCGTCGGCAGTGTAATGTCGGTCAAATGAACAATACTGTGTATCTTTCAATTTCTTGACAAATTCGCTGTCAGGGTCTCTATCCATGAGTATAATTTCGTATCTTGTCATCGATTTGTACACCGCATTATTGGCATACTTATCGTCGAATTTACTCAACGAATATTTGATGGCTGGATACTTCATGTTCATCGACTCTGGTTTTTGGAAATATACGTCCTTGCTTCCGAGTAGCGATGTTAAATGTGTATGCAGTTCAAGTCTACTCGCCATTGTATATCCCTCCAGTAGTCAATATAATTCTAGGGTGCTGAACTTCAACCGATGTGACTTTCCATTTAGCACCCATAGATATTACGTATTTAATGTTGTGAAAATGTTCATAGGCATATGGGTCGGCCACTATGCTAATCGCATTCTCGATGACGATATCATCATTCACCTCACCAGATGATGTAACCCTACTGGACCACGGACGAGTATAATCACCAACGTATTTACGTTCTATTATTTCATCCTTCCATACACCGGGTTTAGTTTCTACTCTTACAGCATAGCCGACCGCTCCATAGTATTTCGCCATTTTGAATTTTCTCCTTTAGATTTAACCAGCAGCAGCTTCGTTAACTGGCTTTTCCAGTGCGATTGCTGACTTCAGCTTATACAGGGAACCAGATACTCTAGTTTCCAGCAGGAACTTCTTCAGGTTGAAGTCGATATCGAAGTCTTCGAACTTAGTGATTTCTCCGCCTCTTGTTGCACCGAATGTGTAGTCATTCAGGTTTACGAACAGACCGAGCAGTTCCTTCTTATCACCATCTTCAGTTTCTCTTACGAGACCTTCAAAGTGTTCTACTTCAACGATTGAGTTACAGTTCAGAGCCTTGGCCAGATCGGCTTTGGAATCGTAGATTCTTCTACCATTCAGGTCTCTAGCCAGCAGCATTACGTTTACGAGATGTGGTGTGCAATAGAAGTCTGGCGTACCAGTTCCCTTGAACTTTTCTCTCGCATACAGAGCTGACTGGATGATAGATTCTGCATAGATGTAGTTATCGCCGAAGTGCTGTCCAGTTTCAGTACCCTGAAGTTCCTTTTTCATAGCTTCGATGTCTACATCGTAGTGAATTGTGTATTCTTCGTTATCCTTCCAGATTGGACGAACATTTCCTTCCTTAATCTTGTCTGGATCGTCGAGTTCTCTACCATCACCAACCATTGCAGCCAGAACGAGAGTCTCATCCAGCATCTTTCTCATAACCTTCCATTCGTATGCAACGATGTCGAAGTCTGTTACGTCAACTACATCGTCTCTGTGGAGGCTATCCTTAATATAGATAGTCTGAGGTGTAGTTTCTCTGTTGATCATAGTGATCTGGTTCATAACCTTCTTTTCGTCACCCTTCTTCTGATAACCCTTAGCCTTCAGTTCAGCCAGTCTAGCATCTGCATGTCTAGTTCTGATTCTGCTGAATGGGCTCTTATGGATCTTCTGAAGAGCAGGTCCAACCCAGCTCTGATCGTACTTCCACAGTGTTTCAGGCTCGCCCTTTGTGATTAGTTCGAGTTCTGGGAACAGTACTTCATAGTTTTCGAATACACCAACATTATCTTCTGAGTGCATCAGTCCCATTTCATCAGCGTAAATTTCAAGCGCCTTCTTAAAGCTACCAATGCCGCTTTCCTTAGCCAATTTCATGATTGCTTCCTGATCTGCGTGTGAAAGTACAGCACCCTGATTTACTTCTGACTGATCAAATACATTGTGTGACATATAATCTTCTCCTCCTTCGGAATGTTCAACATCTTCAACGCCACCTTCTTCGAGAGCAGCGCCAATCATAGCATATACTACTGTTTTCTGTTCTTCGTTTAATTCATCAAAAACTTCCTGAACAGTCTTTTCCTTTGCTTCGCTCACTTTGGTTTCTCCCTTCTCGTCTTCTTCAGCATGCGCCAAAGTTTCTTCTTTCTTTTCAGGTTCTTCTTTTTCTTCTTCCTTTGGTTCGTCGGAATGATAGAGCATGATATGTTCATCATAAGAGATGATCATTTCTTCTTCCCCATCATCACCGTGAGCCATTATGGAATCGATGAAAGCGCCAGGATTAGCACCTGCTAATACAAGGCTCAGTTCACGGATATTTCCATGAATAACATCTCCGCCAATCTGCTTAAGCTTATTAGCCCAGATAGATAGTGATCTAACATCACCATGCATAACCAGCTGTTTAGCAGCCTGACCAGCTTCAGTGTCATTGAAAGTTCCATATGCATATACGCCTTCATCACGATTTTCAAGTAAAGCGTGACCTAAAACCGCATTAGGATCGTTATGCTCATGGTTCCAAATCAGTGGTACGGTCATGCCATCATTACCTTTGAAAGCGTTTCTGCGAATAGTTCTACCATCGCCGCATTCCAAATCGTTTCTGGTGGCCCATCCACTAAAATGATAGTTAGCCATTTTGAATTTCTCCTCCTTCTTCAAAGTAGTCATCGGTCACATATTCTTCAGACGGATACATTTCTTCTTCCGGATGATTCAAGTTGCTGTTTCTGAGTTCATCAGCCTTTGGATCAGCGGATGGCTTTATACCCATCTTCTGCCTGATTTCATTTGAAGTCATAACCTCATTCCTTGTCATCTTGTCAGCGATTTCCGCTAATTCGGCAATAGGTACAAGTTTGAACGGATCTCTGAAGAACATAATTGATTGCTTCTGTGACCGAGCTGTTTTCGTGAGAAACGTTCTCTTCATAGCATCAACAATAGCTGAAATTATCGGTTCGATAGTACGACTATAATAGTTAAGCATCGTCTTTTCATCGGCAGTACCATCCATGATCGCTTGAGTGATTCCTAACTGGCTGTATAGCATGCTCGTTAAGTATTCAATCTGCTTCAATAGATTGTTTTCGACAGGACGATTCAACTGTGTTATACGTTCGGTACCATCCGTATAGGCAATCCCATACTTAGATCCCGATAATTGCATTTCAATATCCTTACGCCTCTGGTCCGCCTGCTGTCTTCTAGCATCCGACTTAATAACGTAAGGTAACTGAATGATTAAATCTAATTTTCCAGAACCGCTTTGTTCATCGATCTGGTCTAAGAGATTTAACTTTCTTATAAGACGCTTCATGGTAGAGTTCGGCTCATTAATAACCGCATATAAAGGATTCTCAACAATAGCAACCATTTTCTTAGGAAGTATGACTTCTTCTTTATTACCGGTTCGATCATTATAGAGTTTTACTTTTACATGTTTCGGATACCATTGAGTAATCGTACCAACTCGCATAGTGTTGATATCGTAAGATCCGGTAACTTTTGGATTCAGCGTCGTGTCAACCGGAACGATAGCTATACAGCCCTCATCAAACATTGTCTGTACAATATCCTGTTTGAAAGCTCTACCGGACTGGTCGATATTTGCCTCGATATTCAGGCAATTATTGAGGCCAGAATCGATAGTTTCTATGTATCTACCTTCATCGTCGAGTTTACAATGGAAAATATCAATCGCTGCGACATCTAAAGCTATACGATTATAGATAGAGTTCACGATTGACTTTTCATTTCCTCTGCTGAATCGAGGACGATCCGGTCTATAAAAATACGAATTACCAGCATCTCTATACTCCACGGTCGGATCTTTATTCATAAAGGCGTTCCATCCGTGTTGTAATCTGTCTTTAAAGCCCATATGGATTTACCTCCGTTTATCTATATTTTTTACGATAATAATCGTATACGTTTCTAGACTTTTGCTTAAAGGTCATATTATCAGCAGTTCTTCTTACCCCTCTTTTAATTTCTGAAGCTCTGTCTACTACCGCATTGTTAAAATTTTTCTTATAATCAATAGCCGCCTGATTAGCATTCACGCCATTCTTGAATGTTACGTTTGTTTTAAAACCCATACCATTAGTAAAAGTAGCCGTATCTTTCCCGACTTTCATTTCACGAATAGTATTATCGTTTATAAACCTCTTAGCATTAGCTTCTCCTCTAGCTAACATGATTTTATCACTTTTCATATTCACTAATTTATAAGCTCCATAAGCCGCTAAAACGGTACCAGCAGCCGCGGCTCCAACTTTTACAGCTTTCTTCTGTTTATCAGATAAACCTTTATTCGGATTTGCGTTTTTTTCAGAAACTCTAGCCGCTTTTGCTTCAGCTTTGGATTTTTTCATAGAATCCATATAAGCTTTATTAGCGGCAACATTTGCTTTTCTATGTCTTTGATAAGTCGAATTACCAATACGACTAGTATTTTTTAATGTTTCTTTTCTAGCTGCATCAGCCGCGGAATTTGCCGTTTTAACGGCTGATCTATAAGTTTTCCTATGACCCCAACGCATTCCTTTAACGCCGTAATGCATAAGTTCTCTGTTTTCCATTTTGAATTTTTCACCTCACTTAGAAATGTCCGAATGATTTGTTTAAAATTTCATCGACTAAAAGATTTTGGGTATTATTAACAACAAAATCGCGTCCAGCCGAAGTCCAATCCATTTTTAAATCCATGCCTGTATTTTTACTAAGCATCTTTTGTACATATGCTTGCACTGCTATTTGTGCGGCGGATTTAGCAACGTTTTCGCTTACTCGTTCTTTAAAAGATTTACTTCTACTTTCGTCGTACGCACGTTTTATAATATTTCTTTGTGTTTTATTACCTCGATACTGTCCGGACTTTTCTACTTCTTTCCAATACTTTTTAGCGTTTTGATATGACTGTTTTTGAGAAGCATTCATGCTCGACATTCGTTTCTTATCGTCTTGCATTTTATCGAGTCTTGTTAAAACTTTTTGAGCTTTCTCAACCCTACGATTCTTTTGATGTCTTCTTACACCCCACTTCATACCTTTAACGCCATAGTGGGATAAATAATTATCACTCAAAGCGTCACCTCCTATTCGAACGCTTCTTTGTTCAACTTATAAGCGACATAAGCGTCCATCATAGCGGCAACCGCGTCGATCTTCTGGTCATATCGCTTCTTCATTAGCTTTCTATTACCATTCGTATCTTCAAGAGTGATACAGTTCCCCATTGCGAAGGACATTAAATCTTCGTCAAATAAAAGAAGCCTTTCCTCTGAGAGTTTCTTCAACTCGCCTAAAGGAACAGACTCCGTTCTAGCGCCCTGTATAACTTTTTCTATACCAAATGGTCCATTTTCTCTTTCCCATCTTTCAACGAATTCTCTAGCATTGTATGGGTCAAACCCGAAACATCGAACATCATAGTTCGTATTAATAATATGATTATCTAAGTCATCATAAACTTCCATCATATCCAATACGGTTCCCTCAAGAACCACCAAACTACCTTCTTTCATGAAATCCTCATACTTCTGTCTCATCGCAGACGGTAACTTCATTAATGTGGTTGATGAAATGTAGTTTCGAGTCTTAATTCCAAATGCACCATTCGCTAATGGGAATAAGAATGTAAATGCGCAGAAGTCGTCGCCTTGTGAAAGGTCGGCGCCCAGCGCACATGGCATACGCCAATAATCTCTTCTTCTATGCGGAAGAGTTTCTTCATAAGTGAAGTAGTATGTATAACCCTCCATTGGAATACCG